CCTTATGCTGTATATTATAACGATCAACATCGATGACCCCCCAACTGCATGAATTATCATCTCTGATAGGGACAGATCCATAGTATTTTTCTCCTTTTAAATGTTGTAACCAATGTTCCTTAGTCATTGGTTCTGGTTCCACCCAATGTCTGAATTCTTGTTTACCATCACGATCACGTTTGTGACCTAATGGTGTCGAAGCACCAAAATATGTAGAAGAGCCTTGGAAGAGTTCTACAAACTCTCCCAAGGTTTTGTCAAGTATCTCCATAAATTAGAATGGAGTTTTTTGTTCTGCTTGATCTTCGTTCTTGTGATTAGCTCTCACAGCACCTTTTTTACATGACTCATAGAAGTCAAAGGCTGCTTTGATTGTTTCTTCGCTCTCCACTTGTCCGATATGCTCTATCTCCCAACCATACCATGAACCTAAGTTGTTCTTTTCAAGAACTGTTTTAAGTTTATAGGTTTGAGTAAATGGTGCAGGTCTAAAGAAACCTTTACCATCTTTCTTTTTTGCTCTGAGAGACATCATCATAGAATTCCACTTCTTAGATTTTTTTCTTTGAGTAGATTTCATTGTGATTAAAGCCGTAGAAGATTTTTCAGGCTCTACCACCATCACATAGTGTGATGCAGTTTCTTCTACATAGTTACCATTTTCCAATCTATCTTTTCCATCATCACCTCTTGTAGTTTTTGACATGATATCTGAATCAGATGGATATACATTTACTGGAGCAACAGCACCTTTATCTCTGTCCTTCCATTCAATGTACTCGAGTTTGTAAAAGCAAGGGATCACATTGATACCTTCAGCTCCATTATACAACTCATTAGTCACAGTGTTGTAGATCATTCCTGGTCTAGCATCTGCTATAAATTGACTATCACCTTGTGTGACTTGAGGTGAAAGTTGTCCAAGAACTTTTAGAAATGGTAACGCAAGACTTTTTGAATCTACGTTATCAAATCCTTCATCAGCGAATTGCTCAATATTAATTGCAGCAACTGCACCGGCTTCTTTTTTAATCGCTACTTCGTTCGATTGTCCGTCTTTTAGCTTCATATTATTACCTATTATTTGTTAGTTATTTTCGTTTTGTTTGCGATGTATACTCCGAACAAATCAAAAGGCAATTTCTTTCCGCCTTCAACTTGTTCTTTGACAAATGCTTTAAGAGTCATTGGTTCAACTTTTTCTTTTTTATTATAGTTAAAACCAAACTTCTCACACACACTTATTAATTCAGAGACTTGGTTGTCTTGTCCTCTGCCAAATGAGGCAGTAACAGTATTCTTAATTAAATCTTCGAACCCATTACTTCTCAAATAACCAAAGGCTTCATCAACACGTGACTCAGGAATTTTTGCTGCATAGAATGGTTTAACTTCAACGCTAGAACCATCAGCTAATTTCAACAAAGATACACCTGCTTCCTGCATCATCTCTGGAATTATTCTCTCCTCCAAATCTCTTGATTGATTTTTCAGAGTTTTTAATTTGTCTTCTTGATCGTCAATTTGTTTTTGAAGATCTTTGAGTTGGTTACATTTTTCAGAAATAGATTTTACACTATCTTGACTAATGTCTATATTTGACATTTTTTCAATATCCATATTTTCCTCCTGTACGGCTCTTATTTTATTTACTTGACGTTTGCAAGTAAAAAAATATATATCAATCAAGATGTGGAAATACCCGTATAAGACTACCCCATATGAGCATCAACGTAATGCTCTTAACGAATCTGCAGAAAAAGTGCAGTGGGCTTATTTTATGGAAATGGGTACAGGTAAAACTAAAGTTACTATTGATAATATTGCTTATCTTTTTTTTCAAAGAAAAATTAATTCAGTATTAATTATTGCACCTAAATCAGTTTATTTAAACTGGGAAAATGAAATAGAAACTCATATGCCTGATGTGCTTAAATACAAAATTTATAAATGGAATATTGATAAATCAAAAGATTATCATGATTTACAAAATTTTAAGGACCTTAGAATCTTTCTTATAAACGTTGAAGCTCTTTCAACCAAAAGGGGTTTTGAAGCTTGTAAAGAATATTTATTTAAAAATAAGCTAAACTTTGTAGCGTTGGATGAATCAACCACCATAAAAAATAGATCAGCAAAACGAACAAAGAACATTTTAGGATTACAAAAATTATCGCTGGTAAGGCGTATATTAACAGGATCGCCAATAACAAAATCTCCATTGGATCTATATACACAATGTCAGTTTTTAAGTCCAGAATTATTAGGTTTCTCAAGTTATTTGGCTTTTAGAAACAGATATGCGGAGATGACTGATATACCTGTTGGCTCAGGTAGATATATTTCAGTTCCAAAATACTACAAAAGACTTGAAGAACTTGAACAGAAAATGAAATTTTTTGCTACACGTATTCGTAAAGATCAATGTTTAGATTTAAAACCAAAAGTCAGGCAGAAAAGATATATTGAATTAGATGGTGATGGTAAAAAAATATATGAAAAACTTAGAACCACTGCGTTAGCCATAGTCGAAGATAGCACCATATCTTTTTCTAATAAATTAACAGAAATTATTAAGTTGCATCAAGTTTGCAATGGGTTTACTAAAGATGACGATGGTCAGATACTTCAATTACATAAGTCTAAGCTACATGCGTTGGAAGAAACTCTCGAAGAGATAGATGGCAAAGTAATAATTTGGGCAAATTATATTTACAACATTACTGAAATTATAGAGTTTTTAGAAAAAAAATATGGCAAGGAATCTGTCGTTAGTATATATGGTGCAGTAGATGTTAAGACACGTAAAGAAGCTGTTCGAAGAATGCAAGAAGATCCTAACACACGTTTTTTGGTGGGTAATCCAACAACAGGAGGATTTGGCCTTACTCTTACTGCTGTTAATACTGTTATTTATTTCTCTAATAATTACAATTTAGAAGTGAGAAAACAATCAGAAGACCGTGCTCATAGGTTGGGCCAAAAAGGCACTGTTGTTTATATTGATATTGTTGCAAGAAATACATTAGATGAGGCTATCATGAAGTCTTTAACAAGCAAAGGTCAGATCGCTGCTAAAACATTAGGAGAAGAAGACCTAAGAGACTGGTTGCTCTAATTTATTAAATTGTTCTACTCGTTGTAAGAACCTATCTCCGTATTCTTTCAAATCAGCCTCTGAGAGCCTAAATTCTTGATATTGGAGGTCTCTGGTACAAATACTGATTACCCCCTGCTCTATAGGGCCGTAATTGGCTGTATGGGCTAAATAATAGGCACCCAACTGTAGCTTATAATCTTCTACCCATTCTTCTTTTTTCGGCTTATTTGATTGCTTCCAATCAATGATACTAGGTTTTCCGTAGGCTACAGCTGTTAAATCACATGTACCTGCATACTTATTTTGATATTCAAGACTTATTTCGTTACCCCATACTTCGTCAATTTTGATATTGTCTAATATAGTTTTTGCCATCATACGTGGTTTTGCACCTTCCTCCATTGCATTGTAATAACCCTGGCCATTCAAGGTGTATTCTAATACTTGATGCATCTCTGTTCCGATGGTGCTGGCCTGTCTCATAATTCTATCAGCCTCTAGATCCCCTACCTTCCTACGCCAATTATCTAAAAATCTTCTATCTTTAGTTGCACTCAGTATAGTTGTAACGCTTGGCACTTTTACATTATCCACCAAGTATTTTCTTCCTGTTGTGTCTGAGAATCTGTTGTAGTGTTTGTAAGGATATTTCCTAACTAATTTCATTTGTAGTTAATACTACATATGGTTTGAAAGTACAGCTAAAAGAATTGCACCTAATCCACCTACTATGAATTTTTCCATTCTAGCAATCCTTGACTCCATTCGATCTATTCTATCAAATGTTTGTTTTTGCATGTACCTACAAATTCTTTCATGATGTTCTATTTTTTGTAGTGCTGATTTTTTAGCCACGTGGTGCCTCCCTTCTCCTAGCTGCTGCTATTGTTGTTGGATCGTTAGGAAACAAATCTGCAACTTGTTGTGATGTCACTTGTCCGGTAGCCGTTGGCATTTGTGGGTTAGGCATTGTAACTTGAGGCATGTTAACCATTGTTTCGTCTCCAGGTTCTAATTTTTTTGCCTGAGCTTCAGGTAAAAAAGTATTATTGAAATCATTTTGTGCAATCA